AACAGTCGATTCGTGGCGGATGGTTACACGCCTTAAATAACCTAATGCGAAAGGAGAAGCAACATGAAAACAGAATTTTTAAAAGGACTTGGATTGGAACAGGATGTTATTGACAAGATTATGGCTGAGAATGGGAAAGACATTGCCGCTGAAAAGGCAAAGACTACCAAAGCCGAAGGAGAACGTGACAACTTCAAAGATCAGCTTGCGACAGCGACAGAATCTTTGGAAAAATTTAAAGATGTTGATCCGGCAGCCATGCAGGGTGAGATTGATAAGCTTAATCAGCAGTTAAAGGACAAGGATGCGGAATACGCTGCCAAAGAAGCAGACCGCATTTTCTCTGACACCATCAAAGAAGCCATCAAGACAGCCGGAGGACGTAATGAAAAAGCAGTGATGGCCATGCTTGATATGGACGCTCTGAAAGCATCTAAAAACCAGTCTGAGGACATTAAGAAAGCGTTGGAAACCGTGAAGGAATCTGATGCTTATTTATTTGGTTCTGATGAGCCATTTAAAAACCCAGTGGGAGCAATCGGGGGCGGTGCTGATGTTGGTGGAGATAATATGTCTGCAATCAGGGCGGCTATGGGGCTTCCAGCAGCAACTAATAAATAATTTAGAAAAAGAAAGAACGAGGTTATAAGATATGGCAAATACTATCGCATTAAGAAAAGCATATTCCACTATGCTTGATGAAGTTTACAAATTAGCATCTCTTACAGCCGTTTTGGACGGACCGAATGAACTTGTAAAAGAGGGAGCGAACGCAAATGAGATCCTGATTCCGAAAATGTCTATGCAGGGACTTGCGAATTATAATAAACAGACTGGCTATGTTGCTGGTGATGTAACACTGGAATACGAAACAAAGAAATGTGGCTATGACCGTGGACGTATGTTTACCATTGATGCTATGGATAATATTGAATCTGCAGGTGTGGCATTCGGAAGACTTTCCGGAGAATTTCTTCGTACAAAAGTAGTACCTGAGTTGGATGCCTACCGTCTGGCGGGATATGCGTCTATTGACGGTGTAACAACTGTGGCAGCAGCGCTTGATAACGGAAAAGCAGCTTTGGCAGCTCTTAGAGCAGCAAGAAGCAAAATTGAAAATGCAGAAGCGAACCTTGCAACTTGCTATCTGTTTATCAATCCGACTTTATACGGAATGATTGAGGATCTGGACACAACGGCTTCCAAGAAGGCAATCGAGGGATTTGCTGGAATCGTGAAAGTACCAGAAGGAAGATTCTATTCTAAAATTGACCTTACTGCAAATGGTGCTGGCGGATTTGCCAAGAATGAGGGAGGTAAAGCAATTAACTTCATGATTGTAGACAAGCAGACAGCTATTCAGTATCAGAAGCATACAGTTTCCAAGATTATTACACCTGACCAGAACCAGAACGCAGATGCTTGGAAATTCGGATACAGAACTGTTGGTATCGTAGAGGCTTACGATAATAAGAAAGACGGTATCTACGTTCATACAGCAGAATAAGGAGAAAACTATGCAGGTAGGGTATGAATTTTATATAGATTCCTATGGTGGCACGAACTTCTCTGAAAGCGACTGGAAAAGAATTTCTCAAAAGGCATACTATCGACTGAAACATTTTACCTTTGGCAACCTTCCCGACAATTGGGAAGGAGAGCCATGGGAGAACCAGGCAAAGTGTGCAGTGTGTGAAATGGCAGAATTCCTTCTCTTGCAAGAGAAAAGGCAAGGGAAAACATCTGAGAATACAGACGGCTATTCCGTTACATATGAAGCAGATCAGGAGCAGGATGGAAAATTATATGAGATTGCATATATGTATCTCGGTCACACAGGAATGATGGATTTTGGAGTTGATGCAGGATGCTGACGAATACAGATATTACAATTTTCCACCGGGTATATGACCAAAAAACTAGATTAGATTCCTGGAAGATGGTCTATGTCCCTGAGGCGTGGTGGTTTAAAAAGGAGCAGTCCACCATTACCACAGATGGAAGGAAGAATGCAGATGTATATACCATTCGTATTCCAAACACCAATATCGCACTTGAAAAAGACGATTATATCGTGAAAGGGATATGCAGGGTAAAGATGCAGACTGTGAAGGACCTGGAAGGGCTAGAAAAAGTAAAAATCACATCCGTAAATTATAATACCTTTGGAGGAAATCCACACATAAAGGTGGTGGGAGTGTAATGGGAAAAGGGAAGAAGAAGTTTGTAGTTGAAACACCGAGAGGGGCAATCTATACACAAGCATCAAGCGGCGGAAATGTTACTGCAAAACTTGAGTGGAATCCAGGGTTTGCACCATCTATGGAAAAAGGGTTCTCAAAAGCACAAGAATTCGTAGATTCTGAATGCATCCGCCGCATGAATCCAGAGACACCAAGAAGAACAGGCACGTTGATTAAATCTGCTACGCTTGGCACTGTAATTGGCTCAGGGGAGATTAATCAGATCGCTCCATATGCCCGCCGGCAATACTATGAACATAAAGAAAAATCACACTGGTTTGAACGAATGAAAAACCGGCATAAGGATTCTATCCTGAAAGGAGCTGCGAAGTATGTCAAATCTCATTAATAGTATCCGGGATTATATTCTTACTTGTCCTTTTCTTTCAGATTGGAGAGTGAACGTGGATTATCTGGGAGATGGAATGGAGTACTCCATAGATCCGCTTCCCTGTGATCCTGTTATCCAGAGGTATACGGATGGAGGGGCGAAGAAGCAATTTCAATTCGCTTTTACCAGCCGTGAAGAATATGACCAGGATGCTCGAATTAATATTGAAAACAGTGGATTCTACCAAGATTTTGAAGAATGGCTGGAAACACAGAATATGGCAGGGATATTCCCTGAATTGGGAGAAAATAAAATCCCTATTGAAGTAGAAACATTAAACAGCGGCTATCTATACGATGTGGATGAAGAAAAAGCCAGATATCGTATTGAGTGCCGCTTAATTTATAGACAGGAGGTCTAATATGGCAGAAAAAGAAGTATTGGTGAAACGGTCACAAAGAGTAGCATATATGGACACAGCAGCACCGGAAGGACCGGCTAGCTTTGAAAGAATGACAGGGTTTACTTCTATGACGAACGCAAAAAACCCGAAAGAGTATTCCCGTCAATATGTTGATATGGATACAGAAACGGCGGATGTAGTTGGATATGCGCCATCTATCAATTATTCGTTCGACAGATATTCAAACAATCCAGTGCACGAAAAAATCTCAAAGATTCACGATGGGGAATTATTGGGAAACGATACACATGTGGATATTGTTGTCGTGGATCTGTTTAAAAAATCATCCACAGGAAACAAATATCACGCAACAAAGCGTACATATGCTGTTATTCCGGATTCTGATGGAGATGGAAATAACGCTTTGATTTACAGTGGATCTTTAAAAGCAGTAACGGAAATTGAAGTTGGAAATGTTACGTTTGCGGAAGGAGACTTTAAAAAAGCAACATTTGCTACCGGAGCATATGATGCAGGTTGATGTAAGGAGATGAGCCTATGAGCCTTTGGAAATGGAATGATGTGGAACTGGAAGTTGATTTTGAGGATGTCGATTTCCAGGAACGGTATGAAAAAGCTTTTGAAAAAATAGAAGAGACAGAAAAGGAATTGTTGAAAACCGGAAAGTTGTCTGATATTACTAAAAAATATTGCGAAATGTTTTGGACACTGTATGATGATATTTTTGGAGCAGGTACAGCACAGAAATTATTTAATGGGAAAATGCATTCCGGAAAATGTGAAGAGTGCTATGATTCGTTTCTTTCATTTTGTTCCAACCAGGTGAAAGAAATAAACAAAAAACGCCTCTCTCATGTATCTAAGTACAAAGTAAAGAAGTGATCGCATGAATTTGTTTTATGAGGATTTTCCGGATAGTATAGAGGTATTGGGGAAGAAGGTACGGATCATTACAGATTTTCGGGAATATATTAAGCTGCTGGATATGATAAATGATGATGAACTATCCAAAGCAGAAAAGGTATATTTGCTAAAAGGATATTTTCTGGATGAGATTCCAGATTTAGATGAGGCAATCGAACAGTTATGTGGATTTGTTTCTATGGATTACATGGAGGATGGAAAGCGTATAGAAGAGAGTGAGTTTGTAAGAAGCAAACCACTCTTTTCTTTTTCTGTTGATTATCCGTATATCTTATCCGGTTTTTTACATGATTATTCCATAGATTTATGTACCGTGGAATATATGCATTGGTGGAAGTTCAGGATGCTGTTCCAGGGATTATCTGGAGATACGGAAATCAAACAAAGGATCATGTATCGTTCCATTGACCTGAATACGATCCAGGACAAAGAGGAGCGAAACCGCATAAGAAAAATCCAAAATG